GTATTCTGGGTTTGGATATAACTACCTATGCTGGTATCGCACCGTTCGATATGACCGACACGGTCGGCGGTTCGCCTACTTTTCTTGATTATGGTGTTAATGGAACTGCCTTTTGTTGCGGAACACGAGCATATGATAATACATTTTATCCCCCCGCGAGTGCTCCTTTTTATTTATTCGGTGGTAATTTTACATCGCTTGTCGGTGGGACTGGAACTGCTATGTTGCGTCAAGTCTGTTGGTCTCCTACAGGTGGCACTCTCACTCCTTTTGGTGCGAGGTGGTGGAACTTTGGTGGAGCAAATGATACAATTAATATGATTGTAAATGATAGTAATGGAAAGATTGCGATGGGTGGTTCATTCACCACTATCGGTGCTTCATCTGTCTCTTTTCTCGCTTATACTGAACCCGCTCTACTCTCTACTTTCGCTTACTCACCATTTGGAACTCAACCCACCTCAACTGTTCTTTGTGGAAAAGCAAACTTCGGTTTCTTTCAAACCACCCTGATTGGTGGGACAACATTTAATTATGGATACGACGATGGCGGTAATAATAAGGTCGAACAAGCAGACTTGAACAACATCGGGGCAGCGTCCGCTTTAATTAAAGAAAATCTCACTTCTCAACCTCGAGGAATAGGGGTTAATTTGAATGTGGCAACCCCTTCCTGTAATTTTATTGTAGGTTGGTCTGGAACTGGAAGCGGTAATTATTGCTGGGATAACATAACTCCACAATATCTCGATTTGAATGGTAGTGATACTATGTCATTCATCTATTATCAGGGAAACGCTCCTGCTGGTTTCTTTTTTTTCAGGTATGCTGGGAACGCCAACTCCGCCCCCCTTCAATATTCTTTATACGATAATACCAACGCAGGGATAATTGTGGTCTCATCCACCTCCGCACTCCCATTTGTTAATGGCGTCGCCCCCGCCAATAAATATACCAAACTCAATTTAGCATCAAGGAATAGTTATGCTACGGGAAGTGTGGTTGGATTTGGTGGCGATGATGTTCGTATATTAATTACCTCACAGTTTGGAGCAACATTCAACCCTTAATCCACTACTCACGGATTTCTATCGCATCCGCGACTATCTCATCATACGAAATCCCCATTCTCTTATGGAGTTCCTTCATTCCATTTTGAAACGCCGAGAGGTTCATATTGTCCTCCATCAAACACAACACCCGCCACACGCAAAACGCTCCGCAGGTATTCACATTATCACGCTTCTCCTGAAAATCCATCTTGTTATATATCACATCCCACCCGTCCGTCTTCGCCTTATTCAATAGGTCTTCCAGATAATTATGTGTCGCATCCACCACCGCATTCTGCTCTGGCGAGTTCCACTCGAGAGGTGAGTTCGGCGAATACGGCGATGACCCATAAGGACAGAAAAACTCTATAGTGTTTTCATACCTCATCACCGCCACCCAGTGACCGTTTTGCGGGGTGTGTTCGTATAACAATATCATATAATCTCTCGGTTTTCGCAGTATCGACTGGATTGTCGGGTATCCTTTCAGTTCGCGAAACATAAAGATTTTCGCCTGTGGTAGATACACCTCCAAATCGGCATCACTCATCGGTTCAGTCATAATTTTCATCAACTTCGGTTTGTCCTGTGCGGAACCAAATACTCCTCCTTCGGCGTTCATTTTATCGTTTATACAGACCCTTCTACTTTGTTTTTATTCCGTATCACAACGAAATTATATATAAAAACAAAGTAATACTATTATTCATAAAACCGAAATCAAATGTCTCTCAACGCATTACCTGCTTCTCAACTCGCATTAAAGTCGGCAACCTCCGCTGTGGCAGGAACCGTCTATACCTTTTACTCCAGCAATTATGCTGGTTGTTCTTCTCCCGTGTATGATGAGATTATCGGCAAAACTGGTGCTTTGGTAGCAGGAACTATCACAATCCCCCTTTCTATCCGCGATATCCCCTCCGCCGCCCTTGCCGCCGCCTGTATCGTTGAAGCGTGGTTGAATAACACCGATACTGGTGCTGGAACTGCTACCGTCGGTGCCAAATATGCTGGTTTCCTTATTTTTACTGGTGGTGTTCCCGATACCGTTGTTCTTCGTCTTCGAGCATTCGCAGAGGACGGTGCCATCGCCGCTGGTTTCACAGGCACACTCGGTTTCCGCGTCCTCATCCCCCGTGCTCTTTAAAGACACATCGGTAAATGCGTGGATAATGGTATAAAACGAACTTTCTCTATAATATAAGTCCAACGAGTTATATTATGACACCCAAACCCTACACGAAGACCCCCTTTATGGAAGAACTTGATAAAAAGATGACCGATTATGGTTTAACTACATCATCGAAAATGACCTACCTCCGTGTGCTTGAATACATCGCGGGAAAACCTGTGGATGACCTCACATTCTTTCTCGACAGCGACGCGATGGAAACGAAGTTCGAGCATCTCAAACCAAATACGAGGAGGGTGTATTACACCAGCATTCACTCGGCGTTGAAACTCACCTACCCGATGCCAACCGAACCAGAAGGCGATATGATTAAAGTCTATCACCGTAAAATGATGCGGATTGCTCACGAACAACAAGCAGTCGCAAACAAGAAATCCAAATCACAAGAGGAAAACTGGTTAGAATGGGAAGATGTCATCTCAAAATGGGATGAAATGAAAAAAGACTACGACCATCTCAAATCTCTCGGCGATGGCATTTCATACGACTACCAATATACATTTTTACTCCATTTCGTCGTCCTCACCCTCTATGTAAAACTCGTCCCCCGCAGAAACGCCGACTACCTTTATATGATTGTCTCTCAAAAACAACCTGAAGTCCTCGACCCCGAAATTAATTACCTCATTCTCGATGATAAAAAGTTCATCTTCAACAAATACAAAACCGCACAAAATTACGGGACTGCCGAAGTCAGCATCCCCGATGAGGTTATGGATATTTTCTGGTTCTATATATTCTCTCGCGAATGGAATACTGGTTCTCTCCCCATCATCTCCAACGACCTAAAAAAAGGAAAAACAATACCGTTCCTCCGTATGTCTAACGGCAACCCATTCCACGAAGGCAACTCCATCACTCGCCACCTCAACAAGATTTTCAAACCGAAAAAAATAGGTTGCTGTATGCTCCGCACGATATTCGCAACCGAAATGCTCCTTGAAAGCACCGAGAAATCACAGGCGTTGGCGTCCGCGATGGGTCATTCCGTCAATACACAGCAAACTATATATGTGAAACAGTCGCAGTAGTCTATATTTCGTGCCCTTTTGTGATGTATTTCTTCACCTCCTCCAACATCCATTTCTCGACTAACTCATTCACCACCCTCACAAGAAACTCAAGACACATCCCCCACGCACATTTACCCAAGTTTATCTTTTGATACATCTCCTTTGAGTAAATCGCAACCTCGCAGTCTTGATACGGGTAATCAAGAACCCTGCCGAGATAGTCATCACGGACGAGTGTCGGTGAGGCGTCTGTGTTGATTTGGTCGAACATAACTCCAATCGCATCACTACCCTCTTCGTCCAGAAAGTTCAACATCTTATACCGCATTTCACTTTCGGTTGCGATTTTGTCGCCGCCTCCATCCCCATCATTATCAAACCAATCAAGATATATTTCAGGATAACCACCAATTCCAACCTGTCTCTGCTCTCTCACCGCCTCCAACCACCTTTCGGTGTATTGTTTCATCTCCTCGTCCGTCGGGACGACCTCCCGTATTTTCTTTATCATCTCCCGCTCAAGCGACGCCTTGAACTGAACCACATCAACTAATAATCCACCCGTAAAATTGCTCGTCGTCATCGTATCGTCTTGTCTGTCGTTGCGTCTGGCAGAATGTCGAAAACTCATTTCAATTTTTTATGAAATTGGAATGCTAATCTATGAACCGCCGACCACCTCCCATTTCATTCGGGTATTTCTCTAACATAAACTTCTTCACCACCCTCGCCCCCTCCGCCTCATCGTCAAAATGACCGAGAAAATGAGAAAAATACACAGTTGGGTCGTGATTGATGGTTGTCTGGACGGATGCCGACCACTTTTCCATATTTTTCGCCCACCTCACACCCCAATACTTTTTGTTCGATTTCGCATTATTCGCATTACGACGCTGGTCGCACCACCTCAAATTACGATAATCATTATTACACTTATTACCGTCTATATGGTCGCATATGGTATGGTTCGGGTTGTTATTCGGGATGAATACATTCGCCACTAACCGATGGACGAGCATCAAAGTCTCATTATTCGGTTTCTCCTTTGTCGGCGGTCGCCCATACCCATTATTCGGTCTCACCAAATTACCACTCGCATCCATACTCCGTTTCAGCGACACGCACATATACCCAATCGATTTACAATAATACGACTTCAGGATTTTATTGAACTTTAAGTTTTTTACATCACCCATCCTATTAATCGCATAATTATCCTTCCTCACTCCAAATCTCTCGTCAATCACCACCCAATCGTCCGTCATATACGACGACACAGCAGGAGCAGACGCAACGCAGGGCGACGCCAACGGTAGAACCCTGAAAAATGAGTTGATGAGTGCTTGTGTAATCATAGTGGATAATCGCTATATTATCCATAGACATTATCCTTTTAAACCCTATTATCCACCATTTTTACCTCCAACGGAGTAGGAGCGTCTCGCGACTACCAACAGGCGAAACCGCAACAGACGCAGGTCAAATCTCTCGGCGAGGGGGATTTACCTCGTGGCGTGGAGGGGACGGACGACGGTGTAGATGGCGGTGTGATGCTGTCGCTGTCATTATACAGAAACTTCTCCTTGCGTTTTTGCTCTCCTGCGTGAAAAGTCATTACTTTTAAGGCGTAGAGCATATAGAAATCTCTCGTCATATGGTTTTATTATTCTTTTTTGTCTTGAAATCCGTTAGTTCAATCTGGTCTTCTTCCGTCCATTTCTCGATGAACTTTAAGTGCTTCTCACTCGCCAAATGTCGGCGGATTATTCCGCTCGTCAATCTCACATTACTTCCGCATTCACAACTTCGTATATGGTTTCTCGAAACAAACGCAGTCCATTCCGTTATTAGGGGTTCTATCCAGTCTCGGTGGCGAAGGTATCGGTCATTTTTTACGGTTAGGTCGGGGGTCGTATTTCCATACGGCGAATATACTTGATAATCCATTACTATAATAAACATAATTTCAGTATTCTTTTTATTATAGAAATGGCGGGAAAAGCACCAGAATACGACGATAACCTCGAAAACCTACTTAAAGAGGAAGGAGAAAAAGCGGAGAGTTTATCCATACTACATCGAATGTCCCACGAGAAGTTCAACTTTTACAGCAACGCAATCAATATCCCCGTTATTGTGTTCAGTTCCATCATCGGTTTTACTACTGGTATTAAGATTGACTATGATGATATGAATATCGTTCTCGGTATTGCGTCCGTCTTCGTCGGTGTTATTAAATCACTCGACACATTCTTCCAATTAGCACCTCGTAGTGAAAGACACCGATTAGTCGCTTTACAGTATAACCAGATTTGTCGGCGATTGTCTATTGAACTCGCTCTTGAACGCGATGTGCGAGAGAATGCGAAGGATATGTTGAATGTAATACGAACCGACCTGAAAAATCTTGAAGAAATAAGTCCTATCATTCCAGATGACATCATAAAGAAATATAAAATTAAATACCCGAAGGTTGATGGAGAAAAAATCAAAAGACCTGCCCTAACGAATGGACTTACCGAGATAATTATTAACAAACCTGATGTGAATTATATTGTAAAGGCGGATTTGGTCGCTCGTAGTCGTCGCCAGTCGAAGGACGCCCCTCATAACGAAGTCATCGATATTCCGCTGGACGAAATCGGGGTGATGTA